GAACAACAGTTCCAAACAGAATTTGAGTGTGAGTTTCTAGGTTCTGTCAATACACTTATCAACTCATCTAAACTAAGAGTGTTGACTTACAAACCATACTTACAACAAAATGCTGGATTAACAATATATGAGAAACCACAGAAAGACCATACCTATATGTTAGTGGCTGACGTTGCAAGGGGAACAAAAAATGATAACTCTGCATTTGTAGTATTTGATATTACAGCCATACCATATAAGGTGGTTGCAAAATTTAGGTCAAATGAAATATCACCCATGATACTACCACAATTCCTTTCAAATATTGGTAAGTATTATAATGATGCTTATGTATTAGTTGAAGCAAATGATTTAGGTGGACAAATATTAAATGGTCTACATTATGATTTAGAATATGAGAACCTATTGAAATCTGTATCAAAAGGTAGAGCAGGTAATCAACTCGGTTCTGGACCAAACTCAAAACTAGGTGTCACAACATCTCATGCAGTTAAAACAAATGGTTGTTCTAATATAAAGTCTTTAATTGAGAGTGATAAAGTTGTTGTAGAAGATTATGATATATATGTAGAACTTACAACATTCGTAAGAAAAGGTGAGAACACACAGGTATTTGCGGCTGAACCTGGTACAAATGATGACCTTGTAATGTGTATGGTTCTATTTGGATGGGCCACCGGTTGTGACCATTGGAAAGAACTTACAGAATTAGATGCATCTAAAATGATGTATAGAGATAAACTTGCAGAACAAGAAGATGACATGCCAGTCGGATGGTTATCTGAGAATGATACCTATCATCCACAAGTAGATAATAGTGGTGATATTTGGACACCGATTAACGTCGAGGAAGGTGAAAAACCTGAGTGGTATGATAAGATTTATCAGAACTTTGACAAAGATTTTTAAGGTTTGGATTTAATAAATAAGATATAATAACCAAGGATAGAAGCATCCTTGGTGGAAGTGTAAAATATAAATATAACATAAAAGAATTCTTAAGGAGTCACATACATGGCATTTCTAGTAAGCCCAGGAGTACAGGTAAAAGAAACAGACCTTACTAATATTATACCGGCGGTAGCAACGTCGATTGGTGGTTTTGCAGGTCGTTTCGAATGGGGACCTGTTAATGAAGTCACATTAGTTTCATCAGAACAAAATTTAATAGACCAGTTTGGATACCCACGTAAAGGTACAAACGCTGGATTTGTAAGAGACGATTGGTACTCAGCTGCCAACTTCTTAGGTTATGCAAATTCCTTGAAGGTCGTAAGAGTAGCGGCTACTGGAGCCTTAAATGCAAGTATGGGTGACTCTGACAATGCAGTAGATTCAGATGCTAATATTCAAAACGAAGCAGATTTTTCAACAGACCAATCAGGATTAACATCAACAGTTTATGCTAGATTCCCTGGTGATTTAGGAAATTCAATTGGAGTACTTATTGTAGATAGTGCTCTTGATTCAGACACATTTAATACTACTAACGTATTCGGTTCAGTAAAACTTAGAGATTACTTTGATGGTGTACCTGGAACATCTCCATGGGCAGCAACTTATGACTCTGACTTAAGAGACGAAGTACACGTTATGGTATACACATTGAATGACAAACCTACTGGAACTACTTACGAAGTATTGGAAACATATCCATTCCTTTCAAAAGCAGCAAACAGTAAAGATGGAAACAATGGTAATAACTATTTTGTAAACAAGATTAACGAACAATCACAATGGGTTTACTTTGTAAATAACTTTGGAACAAATGCAACAGGAGCTGGTGGAACTAACTACACACCTGGTGCAACTATTGATACAGTACAAAGAGGTTCTTTCGCAACATTGAAAAGAACTTATGACTCAGACTTACCATCAGATTCTTCAGGAACACCGATTTACCAAGCAATATTGAAAAATGGTAATGATGGTTCTGCAGTAAGTGATGGAGCAATCATGGCAAGTTATGATAAATTGCTTGATGCTGAAACAGAAGATGTAAACTTACTTATTACTGGTGAGCACTCAACAACTGTAGGTAAATATGTAATGGCTGGTGCTAAAGAAAGAAAAGATGCTATGGCATTTATGTCACCATCAGAATCAGTAGCAATTACTAATCCTTCAGCTAGAAAAATTGTAGATTACTTCTCAGATTGGAATTCAAACTCATACGGAGTATTTGATTCTGGTTGGAAACGTCAATATGATAGATATAATGACGAGTTCTTTAACATGCCACTTAATCCAGACACAGCTGGTGTATGTGCAAGAGCAGAATTTACAAATGATGCATGGTTCTCACCTGCTGGATTAAACAGAGGATTCTACAGAGATGTAGTTAAACTACACTTTAACCCATCTCAAGCTGAAAGAGACGAACTTTACAAATCAAGAGTCAATCCGGTAGTGACTTTCAAAGGTCAAGGAACATTACTATTTGGTGATAAGACTGCATTATCTAAACCATCTGCATTCGATAGAATCAATGTAAGAAGATTATTCATTGTTCTTGAAAAAGCAATTGCAACAGCAGCCAAATTCCAACTATTCGAATTCAATGATGACTTTACTAGAGCAAACTTTGTAGCCGCAGTAGAGCCATTCCTTGCAGATGTAAAATCAAGAAGAGGTATGACAGACTTTAAAGTTGTGTGTGATGCTTCAAACAATACACCAGCGGTAATTGATGGAAACAGATTTGTAGCTGATGTATATGTCAAACCGAATAGGTCAATTAACTTCATTACTCTTAACTTTGTAGCAGTACGAAGCGGAGTATCTTTTGAAGAGGTAGCAGGAGCATAAAAATATGGCAAGAATAGATGATTTCAAAGCAGCTTTAATTGGTGGTGGAGCTAGAGCAAACCAATTTAGAGTACTACCACAATTTCCAGCTGGAGTCACAAACACTGACACAACTGGTTTAGGATTAGTACAACTTGGTTCCTTCATGATTAAAACTGCACAATTACCTGGTTCTGAACTAACTGAGATTATGGTTCCTTACCGTGGTAGAGAATTATATGTTCCAGGTGATAGAAAATTCCAACCTTGGACAATTACAGTTATAAATGACAATAACTTTGCCATCAGGAATGCGATGGAATCTTGGAGTAATAATATAAACACGCATGTCGGTAATACTTCTGCAGGCGGAATTGATGCTACTGATTTCAGTTCTTATGTTCAAGACTGGACAGTAGAACAAATCGGAAAAGATGGTCAAGTTAGTAAGTCAATCACTTTGAGAGGTTGTTTTCCAACAACTATCGACCCAATTGATGTAAGCTTTGACACTGCTGATACTATATCAGAGTTCACAGCTACTATCAGATATCAATTCTGGACTTCGAACACTACCGATAACGTCGGTTAATAATTTTTGCGTCGGTATTAGTATAATATTAATACCCATTATAATATGATAATAAAGTGTTAGGAGCAGCATGGCTGAGAGAAAAGAAGATTTATTTGGCTTTGAATTAGTATCACCAGAAAAATCACCTAAATTACCTAGTCCCGTACCAAGTCCGTTAGACGACGGCACAGAACTGCCAGTTGGCGGTAGAATAGGTTATACTTACGAGCAAGATGATAAAGCTCGTACAGAACATGCTCTTATATCTACATATAGAGATATTAGTTTTTATCCAGAAGCGGATGCTGCAATTGATGATATTGTAAATGAAGCATTCGTTGTAGAACATGATAGAGCACCCGTTTCTATCAGATTAGATAACCTAAACTTAGATGATAGAATTAAAGAATCTATCAGAACACATTTTTCAAAAACATTAGAACTACTTAAGTTCCAAAAGAATTCATACAATATATTTAGAAACTGGTATGTTGATGGTAGATTATATTATCAAGTAATCATTGACCCTAAGAATGCTAAAGATGGTATTCAGGAATTAAGACCAGTTGATGCTCTTAAAATGAAAAGAGTAATTAAACCTATCTACTCAAAGAATGTTAAGACTGGAATGCCATTCTTAGAAGATGTAGATGAGCATTTTGAATTTACACCAGATGGTGACCAAGGTGCTGCAGTTAAATTATCAAAAGACTCTATTGTATTCTGTCCATCTGGAATGGTAGATAGAAACAAAGGAATGATTATAGGTTATTTAGATAAAGCAATTAAAGCATTTAATAATCTACGTTCTATGGAAGATAGTCTTATTGTATATAGAATTGCAAGAGCACCTGAAAGAAGAATATTTTATGTAGATGTTGGTAATCTGCCTAAAATTAAAGCAGAACAATATCTTAGAGATATGCAGAACAGATTTAGAAATAAGATTGATTATGACCCAGTGACTGGTCATATTAGAGATTCACGTAAGTTTATGTCAATCTTAGAAGATTTTTGGCTACCAAGAAGAGATGGTAAAGCCACTGAAATTACTACACTTCCAGGTGGTCAGAATCTTGGTGACCTTGAAGATGTACAATACTTTAAAAACAAACTATATGAAGCATTAAATGTACCACTTACAAGAATCAATGGTGCTGATACAGCATTCCAAATTGGTAGAGCTTCAGATATTTCAAGAGATGAATTGAAATTTGGTAAGTTTGTTGCAAGATTAAAGAAACAGTTTGGTGAATTATTCAATGAAATCTTAAGAGTACAACTATCACTTAGCGGTGTTTGTACTGCTAAAGAGTTTGATGAAATGAGAAGTCATATCACATTCGACTTTGTTGAAGATACACACTTTAAAGAACTAAAAGATGTAGAACTATTAACGGATAGAATGAATCTGTTACGAGATGCTACAGAATATGTAGGTAAATATTTCTCAATTGAATATGTGCGTAAAGTTATTCTAGCTCAATCAGAAGATGATATTGCTAGAATTGACCGTGAGATTATGGGTGAAATTGATGATGGTCAAATAAATACAGAAGAAGACCAAATGGATATGTATGAATCACGGAATATAGAAGATGGCACTACCAAAGAGTAAACAAACATTAGCTGACTATATGCTGCGTAGGTGCGGTGCACCAGTCGTTAACGTAGAAGTATCTGATGTTCAGTTAGAAGATTGTATTGATGATGCAGTTAAGATGTATCAGGAATATCATTACGATGGTAGTGAAAGAACATATAGAGTTCTAAAGATAGATACTAAACTTATACAAGAAAATCAAAGAATACATCAAGACCTTACGGCACCTACATTCAATCACGATTCAGAATATAAGAAAGGTGCTAGAGTATTTCATAATCCATCAGCTGGTACAGATTCAGACACTGGCTTTAATATCTACATTAAGATTGACAGTGATTTACCATTAGATTCTGATAATAAAGTATTTAGAAAGAACTACCAGAAAGAACAATTATATCTAAGAGATTCAGTTGCACTTGTTGAAGCTGGTCAGTTAGGTGTAAGAATACCAGAAAATATATTACAGATTACAAGAGTATCTAAAGTAGATAGTTTTGCACAGTCTGGCATGTATAACTATGAGTATCAATATTTCTTAAATAACTTTGATGCATTCTATGGTAATGCAGCGGGTTCTGGTATCACAGGTTATTATATTCAGAAACAATATGTAGAACATATTGACTTTATGTTAAACACATCACCTGCAATCAGATATAGTAAAGCAAAGAATAGACTTTGGTTAGATATCGATTGGAAAAGACCGAAGAAAGGACAGTATTTCCTTGTAGAATGTTATGAGGCTACTGACCCAGAAGTATATGGAGATGTATACGGTGATATATGGATTAAGAAGTATTCAACTGCATTATTGAAAATGCAATGGGGTACCAACCTTAAGAAATATGAAAATACTGAACTTCCTGGTGGTGTTCAGTTAAATGGACAAGCTCTCTATGACGAAGGAAAACAAGAAAAAGATGAGCTTGAAGAAGAACTTAAGCAGAACCTCCAGTTGGAGATGGATGCTATTATTAGAGGTTAAAGGAGTATAAATAAATTATGAAACTTGACGATAAAGAAAAATTCGTCGCTGATGCGAAGGCTGCCTTAGACAAGAAAGCATTTGAAAAATTAGGTGATATGAAAGCTTCTATTGCAAAAGATTTCATTATGCCTGAAGTTCAGGAAAATGACGAACCGGAAAAAGAAAAAGATGAGTGATAAACAAAACCTTCCTTCTTGGATGGACAAAAAACGTGAAGAATATAGACGACACTATAAAGAGTTAGTGCGTAGTAGCGAGTTCGTTGAATCTGATTCTATTATTGATGAAGATACGTTGGAAGAAATCAAAGATGAAGTTATTATTGAAGACTTTATGGAAGCCGTAGAGTTTGAAGATGAACTAATCTTAGATGAAGGTAGCTTATCTGGCGGCACAGATTTAAATGATACAATGTGTGATTGCCCAGAGGATGATGACAGTTGTTCATGTCCTGAAATGTATTATGACTTTATACCAGATGAGTTTGGTGAGTTAATGGATATTGAAATGGAGATAGATGACCAAATCGACCATGTCGATGATGGTGTTAAAACATATCTAGCTCTTAAAGATGCTTTATTTGCAGATACTTTCGATGTCATGGATGCTGACCTACCAGAATCAACTGATGACCCATTTGAACATGGTATTACATCAATGGATGAAGCTCAGCCTGGTAGAGCAAGAGTTATCTTTAGAAGAACTAAAGGTAGAATTGTAAAAAGAAAAAGATGTAAGGCTGGAACAAGATTACAAGGTAATAGATGTGTACCACAAACTGGTACTAGAAAAGCCTCACTTAGAAGAACAGGTATTAAGTTAAAGAGAGCGATGAGAGCTCGAGGAGCAGGTAAAAAGAAACTCGCTAGCTTAAAAAGAAAAATAACAAAGAAAAGAGTAGCTGGCAGAGCTAGGACATACTCAGGAACATAAGGAATAAATAAAACATGGCAAATACAGTTGTATCAAAATCAGTAGGAATTCAAGGTTCATCACAAGGAAATCGTGTAGTATATCATGTTGATACTGCCGCTACATTGGATTCTGATGACTTTACATTTACCTATCAGGTAAAAAATATTTATGCTCCTAATCAATCGCCTGCATCTGACTCAGATGAAAAGAATATCAATCATTATATGAGACCTATCAAGATTGAATCAATCACAAACATGGGAGCAAATGCAATCACTGTTGATGGTAATGCGTTCGCAACTGGTAAATGGGATTTCAACATGACTGGTGGTATTCCAATAACAAATTCAAAAGGTAATGTAGTCATCACTGGTACATCACCAAATGCTATCATTGTATTTAGAGGTCAATAATGAAGTTAATCAAAGAAGATATTACTTTTAATGACCTATCTGTAATTACAGAAGGTAAGACAGAGAAGAAGAAATTTATTCAAGGACCGTTTCTACAAGCACAAAAAGAAAACAGAAATGGTCGTATCTACCCTCAACACGTAATGGATAAAGCGGTTGAGAAATACACAAAAGATTATATCTCTCAAAACAGAGCACTTGGTGAGTTAAATCACCCTGCTGAACCCACTGTAAATCCTGAGAGAGCAGCCATCATGACTAAGAACTTAACTCGTGATGGATACTACTATAATGGTAAAGCACAAGTATTGAGCACACCAATGGGTAAGATAGTCGAGAATTTGCTTGACGATGGTGTGAAGATTGGTGTTTCATCAAGAGGTTTAGGCTCTCTTAAAATGACTCGTGAGGGATATAATGAAGTACAAGAAGATTTTGTATTAACTACAGCTGCTGATGTGGTGTTTGACCCATCTGCTCAAGAAGCCTTTGTAGAAGGTGTATATGAGCAAGCAGATTGGATTTTTGAGTCTGGTGTTTGGCAGAAAGTTGACCTCGAAAATGCTCGAAAAGAGCTTAAGATGGCCGCTGCTCGCGAATTAAATAATACAAAATTAAAACTCTTTAAAAGGTTCTTGGAGAATCAGTAAAAAATAAATAAATTATAATTGGAGCTATAGCAACATGTCAGAAACAGAAACAAAAAAAGGTCTAATTGAAGTCATTGAAGACTTGATGGAGAAAAACCTTCAGGAGAAAGCGGCAAAAGCTGCTGAGGACTCGATGACCAAAAAAGACGAGATTGAAAACCCTCAAGACGATTCTGCTAAAGAAGAAGTTAAAGAAGAGGGACAAGATACTACTATTCAAAAGAATGTAAACGATAAAGAATTACCTGACGCTGAGAAGGAAACTATCGCTAACAAACAAGCAGCTGCTCCAAATGCTGAACCCAACAAAAATGAAACTGGTGCTGAGCCGATGAAAGATGTTGGTGGCGATAAAGAAAACAATGCTTCAGACGCAAGTGCAGAGGTAGAAGCTGACAAACCTGCACATGACCAAGAATCCGATCCTATCACTACTCCAATGAAAGATGAATCAGACCCTAAAAAGAAAGTGTCTGAAATGAAAAAAGATACTGAGGAGATGGCTGATAAAGAGGACGAAGAAGTCAAAGAAATGAAGTCTAAAGAAGACGAAGAATTAAAAGGTGACCAGAAGAAACTAGATAAAGATGGTGATGGTGACATCGATGCATCTGACCTAGCTAAAGTCCGTAAAGATGGTGCTAAAGAATCTGTTGAAGTTGAAGAAATGAAAAAAGATACAGAGGAAATGGCTAAGGATAAAGAAGAAGAAGAAGTTAAAGAAGAAGAAGAAGTTTCCGAAATGGCTAAAAAAGACATGGACGAACTTACTGACCAACAAAAGAAACTTCCTGCTGGTTTACAAAAAGCTATTAAAGACAAAGAGAAAAAAGAAGAAGTTGAAGTCGAGGAAATGGCTAAGAAAGACATGGACGAAGACGAAAAAGAAGTTGAACCTCAAAAAGAAATGAAAAAAGATATGGATGAGGAGAAACAAGATACTTCTGTTGAGAAAGATGCTAATGATAAGCAACTTCCTGACCAAGATAAAGCAACTCTTGATATGTCTAAAGGAGATAATGATTCTCCTAAAGCAGAAGCTGATAAAGGTCCACATGACCAAGAGTCTGACCCTATTGAAACTCCAATGAAAGACAATTCTGACCCTAAGAAGAAAGTCTCTGAAATGAAGAAAGACATGGACGAGATGGAAGATGAGAAAGAAGAAGTCGAGGAGATGAAAAAAGATACTGAGGAAATGAAAGACGAGCCAGAAGAAATGGCAAGTAAAGAAGATGAATCAGTTGATGAAATGAAACATAAAAAAGACGAAATGGCTAAAGACCCTGAGGAAATGGCTGATAAAGAAGATGAGTCTGTTAAAGAGATGAAATCTAAAGAAGATGAAATGGCCAAAGACCCTGAGGAAATGAAGTCTAAAGAAGACGAAGAAGTCAAAGAAATGAAGTCTAAAAAAGATGAAATGGCTAAAGACCAAGAGGAAATGGCCAAAGACGACATGGAAGAAGATATTGACTTAGACGAAGACTTCAAACAAAAAGCTGCCATTGTCTTTGAAACTGCAGTAAATGAAAAAGTAAATGCTAAAGTCGCAGAGATTAAAGAGCAACTTGAATCAGAAAATGCAGATTACATTAAAGATTTAGAAGAGAAGTTCTCAAGCTATACTGATTATGCTACTGAAGAGTGGTTAAAAGAGAATGCTTTAGAAATTAAGTATTCACTCAGAACAGAAATTGCTGAGAACTTTATTAAAGACCTTAAAGGTTTATTTGAAAAGAATTACATCGACATTCCTGAAGAAGATATCAGTGTTGTTGATGAGCTTACTGAAGCGGTCGAAAGTTATAAAGACCAAATTGGTGAGAAAGACGGAATTGTTGAAGAGCTGCAATCTAAAGTATTAGCCTTCGAAAAAGACCAAATCACTGCTGAAGTTAGTGATGGTCTTACTGAAACTCAAAAGATACGCCTAGAGAAATTGAGTGAAAGTGTAGAAGCAGGTAGTACTGAAGAGTTTAAGGAAAAGTTAGAGACTTTAAAAGAATCTTACTTTGAAAATCCTGAAACGGCAGCTAAAGCTCTATCATCTTATGGTGATGAAGTCTTCAGCGGTACTGAAGGAGAAATCCCTCAGGAAACTGATACGGATGGAAATCCTGTATCGCAGTACGTTAGATACTTGTCTAAAACTGCACTTAAATAAGAATGAAAAACCTAACGATTTTTAAGAAAATTAATAATCTAACTAACTTTTAATTTTAGGAGAAAAACCATGTCATACGACGTACTAACAGAGAAATGGGCTCCAGTAATTAATCACGAAGATTTACCAAAAGTAGATGAGCGTGATAAAAAAGCTGTACTTGCTCAGGTTCTCGAAAATACGGAGAAAGCATTGGCAGAAGAGCAGAATCTTGAAGAAGCTTCTCTTTCTGGTGCTAGCTTCGGTGGTGCTATGTCTGGTTCTAACACCAACGCAGCACTAAACGCTACTGGTCGTGCAGGTTATGACCCTATCATTATCTCTCTAGTTAGACGTGCGGTTCCACAAATGATGGCATTTGACCTTTGTGGTGTTCAGCCTATGAACGCTCCAACTGGTCTTATTTTCGCGCTAAGAGCAAGATACAACAATACTAACGAAGGTGTTAGTGGCGATGGTAATGGTCTTGGTATCGAAGCTATGTATGATGAGCCGTTCTCTAACTTCTCAGGTACTGCGTTTAATACAGGTTCGCCTAATACGCACTCCGCTGGAAGCAACACAGACGCTGATGGAAACCCATTCGCAGTCTCTAGAGCGAAAAATGATGGTGTTAGCACTGCTGACTCTGACCCCGTGACTGATACAGGTTCAATTACCCCGGTAAATGACCCATTTGTAGACACAGTCACTGCCAACCCAAGCCTTAACTCTGGTTATATGCCAAGTGGACAAGGAGAAGGAAACACTTCCTTCGGAATGTCTACAAGAGAAGGTGAAGGTGACAACTTCCGTGAAATGTCATTCACAATTGAGAGAACAGCTGTTGAAGCTAAAACAAGAGCTCTCAAAAGTGAATACACAATGGAACTAGTACAAGACCTCAAAGCAGTCCACGGACTTGATGCTGAGGCTGAACTAGCTAACATTCTTTCTACTGAAATCCTTGCGGAAATCAATAGAGAAGTTGTTCACACAATCCTTTCTCAAGCAAAATACGGAGCTTCTGGTCTTACAACTAACGGAATCTTTGACTTAATCGCTGATGGTCAAGGTAGATGGTCAGTTGAAAGACAAAAAGGCCTAATGATGCAAATCGAAAAAGAATGTAATACTATTGCATTTGAAACTAGAAGAGGAAAAGGAAACTTTATCCTTTGCTCTGCTAATGTCGCTTCTGCATTAACAATGGCTGGCTTACTTGATTACACTTCTGGTTTAGAAGATAACCTAAATGTAGATGTGACTTCAGGTACTTTTGCTGGTGTACTTAACGGACGTACTAAAGTCTATGTTGACCCTTATGCTACTAACGGTGACTATGTTGTTGTTGGTTATAAAGGTACTAACAATATGGATGCAGGTATGTTCTACTGCCCATACGTTCCATTGCAAATGGTCCGTGCAGTAAGTCAGGAAACATTCCAACCAAAAATTGGATTTAAAACTCGTTACGGAATGGTATCAAACCCATTTGCTGCGAGAACTATCCAATCTCAAGGTTTGCATGCTCCTAACTCGAACATGTACTACAGAAAATTCAGAGTTGACAACGTGTAATAACCGTTGCATAACGAATTTTAAAAGGGGTTCTTCGGAACCCCTTTTTTTTATCCCAGTATAAATAGTATATGAAAAACTTTCAAGAATTTTGTTGTGAAGACTGTAATGAACACTTCGACCACGTAATCACAGAAGCTGAATATCAGGGTACTAAAGTAAAATTGAATGACCCTATGCGTGTACAAGATGGTAAGTCAAAATTTAAGGTCTACACTAAGAATGAAAAAGGAAATGTTGTTATGGTTCGATTTGGAGACCCTAACATGGAAATCAAAAGAGATGACCCTGGTAGGAGAGCTTCATTTAGAGCTAGACACAATTGTGATAACCCAGGACCAAAGTGGAAAGCCAGATATTGGTCATGTTATCAGTGGAGAGCTGGCGCCAAGGTAGATAGCTAATGGCTTTGCAATTTAGTGATATGCTTGCGAGGCAGACAGAGTTATCTTTTACAGCTCCTCAGCATTTCTTTCTCACCATAGAAAAATTACCTGATATAGTATATACAATCCAACAGGCAAATGCACCTGTCATCAGTGCAGGTGAAGCTATTATTTCTAATCCATTCAATCAAACAAGGTCAGTACCTGGAGATACTCTAGATTATTCACAACTAGATGTCACATTTCTTATTGATAAAGAGATGAAGGGTTATAGACAAGTTTTAAAATGGATGAAAGGAATGATTAATCCTGAATCATTTGACCAATTCAATGAATATGTAAAAGAGAATGTCACATCAAGACCAGATGCTAGAGAACCTGGTTTCTTAAATACCATGAGTAATATGAGTCTATTTGCAGCAGATGCAGATTTAAAACCTATTGCTGAATGGAAATTTATTGATGCATTTCCTATTTCATTAGATGGTCCACAATATGATGCTACTAATCCTACGGTAGATTATCTTTCTGCCACATGCTCATTTAAGTTCTTATATTTTGAACATGCGACATACTCTAATGGCGCAAAAAATAATGATATAATTTAAAAATTTTCGTCCTTTTTTGGTATTATATGGATAACATACCGTGGTTCCATTAGCGGTACTAAGGTACAAATTCTAGATTCCGGCCTTCGCAAACATCTTAACAAGATTAGCAACAATATCTGACCTGACAATATCCTTAATACTAAACGTTACGATCGGCGCCGGCACTCGATATTGATGACATAAATCTACAAATTTAATTAAATCACTATTCTTAAGGTCACTCTGTGCTGGGTCACCTAATAGAATAAGTTTTGTACCATCACCAATTCTTGTAGTAATAGCTTTAATCTCATCAATAGTTAAGTTCTGTGCTTCATCAACAATAACAATACTATTATTAAATGATGTACCACGTATAGTTTCTATCGGCTGAACTTCAATTTGTTTCTGCCGTTGCATACATTCTGCTCTACCCGAGCCTAATGCATCTATTAGTACGTTCATGATAGGCTTTACCCATGGTTCCATCTTCTCTTCGATAGTACCTGGAAAATGACCTAATGATTTACCTGTTGATATATTTGACCGTGTTAACACGATTTTCTCGAATTCGCCCTTCAGAAATAACTGAGCTGCCTTCATTCCGGTACAATAGGTTTTACCCGTACCTGCCGGACCGATTACAACTGTCATTATATTATTCTGTATACATTCCAAAAGATAGTTCTGTGTCTCATTCTTTGGTTGAATATGAAACGCCTTTGAAGCGTTTATCTCAGCCTGTAATGAGGCCTTCTTTTGCCTTCGAGCCATATAATAATCTCCTAAATTTAGTGTAAGGTTGGTTAAAAAAGCGTATGAATATACACTTAAAGTGAAAATGGTTCAGAAAAAAATTCATCTCCATGGTATATTTATTATATATGATTACGCACGAGCAGCTTCTAGCTATGTGGGAAGAAGATGCGGTGATAGAGAAGACTCAACTCGATAGAGAGTCATTGTCTATTCCAAAGCTACACCACAAGTACTTAAGTATCCTTATGGAAATAAGGGCCAAAAAAGTCGCGTTCACACACCAGCTAGAGACACTAAAGAAAGAAAAAGAATTATTCTATTCAGGTCAGGCTCGTCCGGAAGAATACAAAGATAAACCATTTGATTTGAAACTTAAGACTAAAGCAGGTGTTGAGAAGCATGTCAACACTGACCCCGAAGTAATTAAACTTACACAGAAGATAGAATACTTTGATATATTACTTGAAGGTGTGCAGCATATTATGGACCAGATTAAATGGAGAAACAGTTCGATTAAAGCTGCTATTGATTGGGCAAAATTTACTAGCGGAGATATGTAATGAAAACAATTTTACTTAAGCTACCAAATCAAGGTCCACTCATAATTGGTTATTTAGTCGGTGATGAACCGAGAAAAAAGACCTTGAAGAATCCTATGATAGTTTACCAGGAAAAGAATGACTCGGGTACGGGTACATTTAAGATTGGTACATTTTTAGAAGTTGCCGATACGGATGGAGAGTTTAGTTTCTATGACTATGAGATTAAATGTCTACCATCTGCACAGTTGGCCGAAACATATAAAACATTTGTAGATGATACTCTTCAAAAAACTAAATGACGCATACTTAAAATTTGAAGGAGATAAAGCGGACTTACAGACTTTATCAGATTACTTCACGTTTAAAGTACCAGGCGCACATTTTACACCAGCATATAAGAATAGATACTGGGATGGTAAGATACGGCTTGCGAACTTGCGTGATAATACTATTTATGCTGGTCTTGTACAAGACATAGCAAAGTTTTCTAAAGACCTTGA